TGGTTTTCAAGAAGAAAATTTAATTGTTAAAGAATTATGAGCGCAGGAAAATCAAAAACATCAGAAAGATCGTATGTTCCGCCTTTTTTACAAGACCTTTACGACAAGGTTTCTGAAAAAGGTTTAGAAGAACTGCCATTTACTCCTTATTCTGGTCAAATGGTTGCCGGTCTAACACCAGATCAAATACAAGCCATGACCACAACCAGGAGTATTTTTGACCAAAGTTTTGGTTTTGATCCTAGAGAATCAATAAATAAAATGATTTTGCAAGGAAGTCCTGCTGTAGATACAGCTTCTATTGCTGATAACATCTCTAGTTTTGAAAATCCATATCAAGATCAAGTTATAAATAATTTTATAGCAGATCAAAATAGGCAAAGAGATTACATATCAAATAGAGCAGAAGATGCTGCTATAAGAGCAAACGCTTTTAGTGGCAGTCGTGGGGCAATTTTTGAAAATGAAGCACTTAGACCATTAGACGAAATAACTGCAAAAACTGTTGCAGGTTTAAGATTAAAAGGTTTTCAAGATGCGGCAAAATTAGCTTCGCAACAAGCTAAATTTGACCAACAAGCTAATTTGCTACAACCACAATTAGATTTGAAACAAATGGGCCTACAAGCTAATTTGTTAAATAGACAATTAGCAGACCAATATAGAAACTTAGGTTTATTATCAAATATAGGCGCACAACAACAAAGGCTAGACCAAGCTCAATTAGCTGCTGATAGAGCAGAATTTGATAGAGAGATAAACGATCCTTTCAGACAACTCCAATACTTGTCGTCAGCAATAGCACCTATATCTCCTTCTGTTATTGGCAGAGATAGTAAAACAAAATCTTTCTCAGTTGATGCTATGGACATAATGAAAGGACTAACTGGTTTAGGATCGTTAGGAATGGGGCCATTATCAAGTGGCAGTTCTGATGCGTTTGCTAGTCTTTTATCTGGAGATTTATTTGGGCCTTAAATTATGGTAGCTAGATTTATAACAAATCAAAACAATCAAAATCTTTTATCACAAGTAGAAGATGATGCGTTATCGCCTACAAATGTATTTATGCCTGGCAACTTGGGTATGCAATCTGAAGAAGATCAACTTGCTGATGCAGCAGTTTTAGCACAAGCAAGACAAAATGAACTTAAAGAAAAACGCAAACAAAGAAGGCAAAATTTTTTTAAAGGCATGAGAGATTTTAGTCTTGCTATGCAAGGCGTAAATCCTAATGATTATGATGCTCTTATAGAAGCAAAGAATCTTGAAAGATTACAAACAAGGGCAAAAATAGATTTTATTAATAAATTACCAGATGAACAAAAAAAACTTTATCTATTGTTTGGAGATAAAGCTGTTGATGCTTTTATAAAAAGTCCTACTAGCCAACCTACTTCGTATAAAGAATACGCACTTACAGACGATACTCCTACGTCAGAAGAATATTTAGCATTTTTAAACCGAAAAGAAAGTCAAAATCAAACTAGCGTTGCTAGATTTGGTGTTTATGATTCTAATGGAAATCAAATTACAAGCGTTTTAAAAAACGATTTAGAAAAAATAGCAGAATTACAAGATCAAGGTTTTTTAGTGGGTAATCTTGCTACTCCTTCAGGCGCACCTACAAGTAGTGGACAAAAAAATCCTTTTGATGCTATCTACGATCAATACGTTGCTACAAACAAAATTATTAATGCCACAAATGGATTGGCACAACAATACGCTAACAGTCCAACATCTGCTCTTGCTTTAGGTAATGCGGCAAAATTTGTTGATAGTATTTATACAAACCTAACAGCACTTGGAGATTTTGCTAGAGAAGGTAAAGATAATCAGGCAGCTCAAGACGTTGAAAAAGGTATTTCATTAAGTGGTAATGATTTTACAGATAGAATAAAAAAAGTATCTATCGCTTCTGGTGTTGCAGAAAGCAGAGTTAGAGATCTGGCGTACTTATTTGCAGCAGCTAGAGGACAAACTGGCAAAGGACTTTCTGATAAAGATTATGAAAATGCACTAACGATAGTTAGCGGTGGAGTTGGCGCTCAAGGTAAAATAGCAGTTTTAGAAGATGTAGCTAACAGACTTTCAGAAGAATTGGCTTATGATTTAAATTTAGCAAAAGCCAGATATTCCGATGATGAAAAATTTATGTCTGAATTCAACAAACTTCCGCAAATGCAAATGTTTGTTAATCCTCTTTTACAAGATGCACCCTCAAGACAAAGTCAAGATGCCGATGCTTTAATAGATTTTTATTTAAATCCTAACAACACAGTTCTTTAACAATGACAACAAGAGTAGAACAATTAGAAGCTGCCTTAATACAAGCACACCAGGCAGGCGACACAGATAACGCAATAATTTTAGCTCAAGCTCTTAAAGAAGAAAAAAATAAAGCAACAACAGAAGCAAAAAAACCTCTTAGCACAAAAGAACAATTAGAAGATTATGCTATGAGTTCTGGCTCTGGTATTTTTAAAGGCCTTTCTTATATTCCAGGTTTTGTTGGAGATATAGAACAATTAGGAAATCAATTTTTTGCAGAAGAAGTAACAAGACCAGTAGGCTCATACTTTGATTCTTCAATTCCAAAAACACCTAATCAACTGTTTCCAACATCTCAACAAATTAGAAACGAAGCTATTAATTTATTTCCGGCTTTACAGGCCTTAGAAACTTATCAACCTAAAACTTCGGTAGGCGGTTATTTGCAAACCATCCCAGAATTTGCTGCGCCTGGTCTTTTGGGAAAAACAAAAACAGCAAGAAAATTTGGACTTGGTTTAGGTGCTGGAACTGGTGCAACTTACGAAACACTAGAACAATTAACAGGCAGTCCAGGATTAAGTCTTGGAATTTCTTTGCCTGCTCAACTTATTGCTTCATATCTTTTAGGGCCTAGCAAGGCTGCAAGATTAGCTGAAAACGCAACATCAACAGTTACTAAACAACAAATTGATGATGCAATAAGATTAGAAGCAACTGCAGCAAATCAAGGTATAAAACTTTTACCTGGAGAAACAGTAGATAATAAATTTGTAAAACAACTTACTGAAGATGTGTACCAGTCGGATCAAGGCGCACCATTAATATATGACGTTATAAAAGACAGACCTGTAGCAGCGCAAAAATTAGCTACAGATCAAGCAGATAAAATAGCCGGAGTTCCTGAAAGTCAGAGAGAGGTTATAGATTTAATAAGTGATACTGCTGAAAAATCAGTTAAATCAGCAAAAACTAGCAGAAGAATACAAGCACAAGAAGCAGGCTATAAAGTTGCTAACAATGAAACAATAACCACAACACAAGCACAAAATGTCATTGATAATATTGATGATTTATTAGATGGCCCTAACACGCCAATAGCGCCTAATAGTAGAAATTACAACATATTAAAACAGATAAGAAACGAGCTCGTAAGAAAAGTAGATGGTAATGAAATACCAGTTACCAACATAAATCAATTAGATACAGTATTTAAAACATACAGAGATGCGAGTAAGCTCTCTAGTAAAAATGTAGCAACTGATTCACAGTTTATGGATGCTAACTTGCGAAATATTTTATTCAATGACGATAATACTGGCGCTTTAGATGTATTAGTAGATACCTTAAATACCAATCCAAGTTATAAAAAAGCTAATCAAGTTTTTGAAGAACTATCTAACACATTGGTTAATGTAACGACAAGAAATTTAGATGGCTTGTTAAAGGGAAATATCAAACAAGGAACGATAGAAAATTTTGTTTTTAACCCTACTATGAGTAATGTAAATGACATAAATAAAACTATGCAAATACTTGCTAAACAAGATCCAGAAGCAGTAAGACAAATTGCAAATGTTTATTTTAGAAATGCAATTAACAATGCTTTCCCAATAACAGTAAAACAAGGGGAAGATTTATCTCAAGGATTTAAACTTATAGAAAAAATTGCAGGTAAAGGACAACAAAGAGCAAACTTTATGGCTATGTTAGATAATGTTGCTGAAGTCAATAAAGTTCCTAAAAAAGAATTCAAAGTAGGTTTTGAAAAGATGATAAACATTTTAGAAAGAACTGGCAGATTGAATAATATTAATAGGCCTGGTTTTGATGTAGGCGGAGAAGCTAAAAGAACTTTGCTTAAAGATGTCGCTCTGGCAAAAACATTTAATCCTTTGGTTAGATTAGCTACTAAATATGGAGAAATCCAAGCAGGTGGCGCTTATCAAATTTTAGGCGAAGTCTTGTCTAGCGACCAAGCTGTAGCAAATTTAATAGAATTAGGCAAAACTGGGGCAAATGCAAAAAGACAAATTAGAACAGTTTTAAATATTATAAATACAATTTCACCTGCTACAGAAAGATTTGGGCCTGATAATCCAGATCAATCATTATTATTGGAGAACGTACAAAACATATTGCCGGACTGATAGCTCTAAAGTGGCTAGAAAAAGCGAAAGAATTGGAAGGTCTGGCGAATACGCTGTAGCTAGTTTTCTGAGCCTGGAAAGCGACACAGTTCACGTTTTACCACATGGCAGTCATGCCGACATAGTTTTCGAGATAAATAACACCATGTATAAGTGCCAGGTAAAAACTGTTGCTGTAAAAAAAATGTGCCATAAGACTAATAAAAGAATTAATTGGTGCTTTGATATGAGAAGGGGTGCTAATACAAAAAAAAGAGATTATAAAAAAGGTATGTTTGATCTTTATGCTTTTTATTGTATGGAATACAACACAATAATATTTAAAATTTTTGAGGATAGTAAAAGAACAAAAATAACTTTTGAAGATAGTTTAATGAAAAATGTAAATTCAAAAGACAGTTTTTATGAAGCTATTACACTTTTAAATAACTAATAATCATTAACATACTTGATTAATCACTTTAGACATGATATAATCCTTTTTTAAAAAAGGAGAAAATTATGACTAAAATAAAAATACACCCTTCAGTACAAAAAGAGATTAGATCACTAAACTACAAAGAATTGATTGCTTTATCTGAAGCGGTTATTGTAAATGAAATAATGCACAAAGATGATAAGCCAGTTCTTTTAAAATATCTTAAAAAAAGAATCAAAAAATTAGAGGGAGAAAACAATTAAGGAGAAAAAATGGACACCAAAAGAATAGAAAATTTAAAAAGCGCATGGGCGCTTAAAAGACATCTTCTTAAATCAGAACGCAATAACAGTAAGTTAAGGCAAAAATTAAGATGGGTTTCCAATCAAAGAAATTTGGAAGTGCTAACACTTTGGAATTTAGATCATTCAAATACATATCAGACGTTAGGCGTTAGATTTGGAATTACAAGAGAGAGAATAAGACAAATACTTAATAGGGCAGAAGCAGAAGGTTATTACGTTAGATCAACAAAAGAAAGAACTATTTATAATACAAAGGAAAAAATAAATGCTGTCTTTTCAGAAGTAGTCAATGCCATAACAAATTTATATGGAACTTCTGAATGGATAGAATGGAAAGATAATTTTTTTGAAAAAAATCCAGGAGTTATTTACAGAAAGTTTGTTAGATTTACTTTACTAAATTGTTGGAAAAAAAAATTAATTGATCCATTAGATAATTTTAGATTTGATTTCAAAATTAGAGAGCAACACATGAGAGTTCTTAATTTAAGAATGAACAATCTAACTATCGAGGAATGTGCAAATGTTCTTAATTGTTCAGTTGGTCTAATTGTAAAATTATTAAGAGATTTAAAACAAATTGGTTTGTATCGTAATCCCACATTAAATCAAAACCAAGTAGCATCTGTGTCGCTTGATAAAGAACAAATAAACAAAAAACTAGATTGGATTAGAGAAGGATTAACAAATGGTAAAACTTTAAGAGATTTAGAAAAGGAGATAGGAACAACTAAACAATCATCACAAGTTTTATTAAATTTTATTACAAGACATCACTATATGCCTAAGATTGCTATAGAGAGATATAAAAATGCGAGAGCCTAAGGATCTGATAATTTTATTGTTGTTGGCAATCATATTTGTTTTTATTTGGAACTTAGAAATTTATTTGGTATAGCATGAAAAAGATAACTTCAGACAAACTTAATCAAAGTATAAAACAAGTGGCCTGGACTAATAGCAAAGGCCAGAAACAAATAAGCTACTATCTAAAATATACTTTCAATGGCAAACGCAGAAACATGAAGATTGGTCATGGCGGTATGCCGATACAAACAGTACGCAAGATTGCAAGTGAACTACAAGCCAAGATGTTGCTTGATACTAGCTTTGATCCTTTGGCTAAAAACGACAAGCAAACACCAACGACAGATTATGTCTTTGCAAAATATCAACAACAGTTGGAGATGAACAACAGAAAGACCATTCAAGAATACGTGCGTTTGTACGAGAAAGACATCAAGCCTGGTTTTGGTCATTTACCAATAGATACAATAAGCAGAGGAGATGTTAAATCTTGGTTTGATGATTTAAGTCTTAGGTCAAAATATACAGCTAATCGCTGTCTAACTATTTTAAAAACTGTTTTTGAGATTGCGATAGATTACGAGTTCATTGAAACAAATCCGGCAAGTAGAATAAAAAAACATCTTGAGGTAAAAAGAAATAGACACTATACGCCTGAAGAAAAATTAAAAATTTTCCAGGAATTATTTAGAAGATTAGATGAAGATAGAACGCTAATTTATTCTGTAAGTTTTATATTGTTGCTTATTTTTACTGGCGCTAGAAAGGGAGAATTGGCAAAAGCAAGATGGGAAGATTGGTATGGCGATTACATTGAATTAAAGGATCATAAAACCGATAAAGATGGCAAAACTAGAAAAATTTGGTTGAACTCTCAAAGTCGGAGTGTCATACAAGCGCTACAAGGCGAAAAAAAGAAAAAAACGATACTTGGTATCAAAAATCCAATAAAGCTGTGGAACAGCGTTAAATTAGCTTGTGGGTGTAATGACCTTGTTTTACACGATTTACGTCATAGTTTTGGTACGATTTCAACAAATTCTGCAAAAATACAAACTTTGCAAACCGGAGAGCTCATGGGCCATAAATCTTTGTCTATGATGCAACGCTATCAACATATTGAGGATAGAACGAGTAAAGAAAACATAGAGAAAATCGGAAACGAAATTCTCTCAGACATTCAACTTCCTATAATTTATCAATGACAAAAATCTGTTTAGCTTTCTCAAAAGAAATACCATGATGTTCTGCCAAAAAAGTAAGTTTCTGTCTGGGAAACGAATTTTTGTCCTGGATGGCGTTCATCACTATTTTTTTCTTTGTAAGCGTATCGTAAGAATTCCAAGAACTAATTTGCTTGAGATTGCGACCACAGATACAACTATCTTTCAAACCATAGGTTGTCGAGCATACAGAAATACATGGAGAGTCCTCTAATGAAGTGGACAAACCATCCATTTTTAATTGATCTCGAAAACACATTGTCTTTTTCATATCTTTTATGTTTTAATTATACTTCAAAGGTAGATACATTAACAAACAAGAGAAAGCATGAACGATAAGGATTATATAACACCTAAAGAGTTAGCTGATAGATGGCACAAAAGTCCAAGAACTTTAGCCAATCAAAGAATGAAAGG